CACCTGACCCTCCTTGCGGTAGGTCAGGTGTTGCAACGATCACTAGAACCCGCCCCAACAACAACAGCGTTTAGGGGGGGGGCTAGTGTCCGCGCCCCCAAGGAGGGCGACACCTCCATCACCATCACCGCAGGCAGCATCGTAAAGACCATCCCGGTCAGTGTATGGGGAAACAAATGGGTGCTGCCCACCCTGCCCGCCACGCGCAACGGAATCACGTTCACCGCGGCCGGCGACGGCATGGTACACGCGAAGGGCACAGCGACCGACTGGGCGACCATCCTCGTCACCCAGGACCTGCCGGCCGGCGAGTACACGCTCGAACACACGCTCGCCGACGGTGTCGGCCTGTTCTGCGAGCTCAAATCCACGGACGGCAGGATCGACCTGTTCTCGCATGGCACGGTCAAGGCGACGCTCCCGGCGGGCGACTACCAGATGCTCGTCAGTGTCTCGCCCGGCAAGACCGTGGACGCAACCATCACCCCAATTCTCAGGAAACTCAACTAAGGCCCCGATATTGGGGCCTTCACCATAAAAGGAGGCCCCAATATGGGCGCACTATCAATAACCGGTATCAAACCGGGGTCCACAAGTCTGAAACTGACCGCCGGCAAGATTACGAAAACCGTGCCGATTACCGTATTGTCGCGTAACCTGCTGTCCTACGGTCCCGCCGAGGGCAACGGGTTGACCGCCACCGTCAACAGTGACGGGTCGCTGCACGTCACCGGCACCGCCACCGGTCAATGGCGTGGCCTGTCGTGGACGTTCCCATGCCCGGTACAGGGCACCGTGAAACTCAGCGGCACTAGTATCGCCGGTTTGAGCTTCAACATCAAGTGCCTCGACGCCAAGGGGCAGCAACTGGGAGCCCAAATGAACTTGGGTAACAGGGTCATGGCAATCCCTGCCGGCACCGTCAGCCTGTTCCTCAACGTCATCTCCACCGAGGCCACGCCCACCGCGAAGGACGGCGACCTCCGAGTCCAGCTCGAATCCGGCGACACCGCACACGATTGGATGAAACCCGACAACACAAGCCTTAAGGGGGGGGGTTATGAATTAGCGAACCTGTATCCGCGTGTCACAGGCCTGCCTAAAACATTAGGCACCGACCCGGGTGTTATGGTCTCGGAACCATCGCCGGGCACGTACCGGTTCAAAGGCTCCACCACACAAAAGGTTGACTCGTGGGATATCCTGACATGTTCCGTCCATGTGGACGCGGGCACGTACACGCTGGACGCCTCCGACTGGCCGTATGACAGCAGCTCATGGTTGATTGGCATCCAGTCCACTCTCACCCCCGATGACGGCAGCGGACAGACAATCGTGTTCGAACCTAGGGGCTATGGGCCGCGCCCCTTGAAGGCCGGGACGCTGCGCCTCAATATATTCGTCAACACCACGGGCGAGGTCGATAAGACGTTCACTCCCCGCCTTTACAAAATCGACTGATTTTAGCCCCACACCATACCGTGTGGGGCTTTTTCATTGACGGCCCCGAGTGGGCCCCGATAATCCTGACCCACGACCGTGGGCCACAAAACAATATTCACCTCAGAGAAAGGGGAAAAATTGGTTAAAAACAAGGACAAGCCGTGGTGGAAGCGGCTGCTCGCCAAGATCACGGCCCTAGTCGCCGCCGTCTGTATGATGCTGCTTCCGGCGACCGCGCACGCGGACATGCAGGGCATCGACGTGTCCAACTGGCAGTGCGGCATCGACATCGCCAACACGCAGGCCGACTTCGTGGTGGTCGGCACCACGTGGGGCACGGGACAGGTGTACAACAACTGCCTCGTGTCCGGCGTGAACACTGACGCCAACCGCATGATCGCCCAGGCGCAGGCATCCGGCAAGAAACTCGGCCTCTACCATTACGCGATGGGCGGCAACCCGGAGGCCGAAGCCCAATTCTTCTGGCGGAACACCAGCAACTATTGGCGTCACGGCATCGTGGCGTTGGATTGGGAGATGGACGACAACCCCGCATGGGGCGATTGGGATTGGGTACGCCGATTCATGGCGGAGTGCGAACGGTTGAGCGGTGGTGTGCGCCCGTTGCTGTACACCGGCCCGGTGGCCGGCACCATCCCGCAGGACATCCGCAACCGGTACGGTTTGTGGATCGCACAATACGCGAACATGAGCCCGACCGGCTATCAGGCATCCCCGTGGATGATCGGCGCATACGGCGAGGCCATGCGCCAGTACTCCGGCACCGGCGTGGTGAACACGTGGAGTCCCATCGACCTCAACCTGTTCCGCGGCGACGCATGGCAGTGGGATCTGTACGCCAATCCCACCGGCTCCACAGCCCCGGCCCCGGCAACGCCCGCGCCCGTGCAGCCGAGCACTCCCCCGGCCAACACCAACACGGGTGGCATCAGCCACGTCATGCAATGGGGAGAAACCATCTGGGGACTCGCCGTAGCCTACAACGCATGGCCGTTGTCCGCATGGCACACGCCTTCCGGTGATATCAACCGCTACTACGTGGGCGACGTCGTAACCTACGGCGGCGGTTCCACCACGGCCGCGCCGTCCAACGGGGTTTCCAAGACCCTCCAGTACGGCGACACCGTGTGGGATTTCGCCACCGCGCACGGTTACAGCGTCAGCCAATGCACGGTACCCTCCGGCAACATCAACGTCTACTACCCCGGTGACGTGGTGACCTGCCGCTGAGATTCAACCGATGCCGCCGTCACTCCCCTGATGGCGGCATCACCACCATTTTTTTGATCGGAGTAAAACATGACCGACAGCAAAAACACGACCGACACCGGCGAAACGCTTCCCGGCGTCGATGTGAGCGACTGGCCCGAGACAGCCGACGTCACCCATGACGTGCCCGACTGGCTCATCCCCAGCCGCGTCTACGACATCCTCAAATGGCTCGGCCTCATCGTCCTGCCCGCACTCGCCGTGTTCGTGGGCACGGTAGGCCCCGCATGGGGCTGGCATTACGTGGACGCGATAGTTATCACGCTCAACGCGCTCGGCATCCTCGCCGGCGCGCTCATCGGCGTCAGCGCCATCAAACAACGCCTCGACCGCGCCGCATAACCACACATAGTTCGGCCCCGCCCAGCATCGCAGACAGCTCGCACAGAGCTTGACTGCTGCCGGACGGGGCTGATTTCGCGTTGTGGCAGAGGGCTTCGCGGGCTCAATTTCTGCCCACATTTTGCCCACATTTTCCATAAAAACAGGTTAAAAACCGTTAAAACTGGTTAAAACGAAAAAGCCGCTCAGCCCTACTCCCGCAAGGCAAAGCGGCCATTTTCCAACCCGCTCTCAGCTCAGTGCGTCCTTCAACTTGCTGAAGAAACCTTTCTTTTGACCGGCCTGTGGGCGGGAGGCTTGGGAGACGTGCGTGGCGCCTGAATCATGCGAGGCGGCGAACTGTTCGATGAGGCCACGCTCGGTTTCGTTGAGCTTGGTGGGGATAAGCACATTGACGTGGGCGATGAGGTTGCCGCGCTCGTCCTTGTTGCGGATGTTCGTGACGCCCAGTCCCTTAAGCGTCACCGTGTCCTCAGTCTGGCAGCCGGCCGGGATGGACACGGTCTTCTCACCATCGAACGTATCAATGGACAGATCGTGGCCAAGCACGGCCCAGCTCATCGGCACCTGAATCCAGCAGTGCAGGTCGTCGCCATCGCGGGTGAACTGCTTATCCGCCTTGATGCGGATGTCGATGTACAGGTCGCCGGCAGCGCCGCCGCCCTCACCCACTTCGCCCTGGTTGGCCAACCGCAGACGCGCGTTGTCGTTGATGCCGGCGGGCACGGTAACGCCCACGGTACGCGTGGTGCGCACACGGCCGTGGCCCATGCAGCTGGGGCACGGGTTCTGGATGATGGTACCGTGGCCCTCGCAACGTTCACAGGGGGCGGAGGTCATCATCTGGCCGAGCATGGTGCGCACGACCTTCTGCATGAATCCCTGTCCGTGGCAGTCGGGGCAGGTGACCGGCTGTGCGCCGCCCTGGGCACCGGAGCCACCGCACTCCTGGCACAGGGAGAACGTATTGATCTTGACATGCGCGGTGCCGCCGAACACCGCCGTCTTCAAATCGATGGACGCCGAGGCCAAGGCATCGCGGCCGGGCTGGGTACGCGGCACCGGGCCCTGTGAGCCACCGCCGAACGCGGAACCGAAGAACGTGGAGAACACGTCGCTCATATCGCCGAAGCCCGCCCCGGAGAAGCCGCCGGCACCGGCGTTCGGGTTGTTCGGGTCGACTCCCGAATCATACATACGGCGTTTGTCCGGATTGGACAGCACATCGTAGGCGTTGTTCACTTCCTTGAACTTGTCCTCGAACTCAGGGCCCGCGATGTCGGGGTGGTACTTACGGCTGAGCTTGCGGTATGCCTTCTTAATCTCTTCGTCCGTGGCGCTGCGGGAAACCCCGAGCGTCTTGTAGTAGTCCGGCGTGGCTGCCAACTGCGCCACCTCCTTTTATCCTGACGTGCAATTTCTACAAAGAAGGCGAGCACTGCGCCCGCCTTCCAATACATACTATTCTGCGTCGTCGCTTTCGACTTCGCGCTTCGGAC